GGCGAGTGAGTGCCATTCGCGTAACGGCTGACGGCGACTTGTACGCCAAGCCCATTAACATCCGATGAGCTTCGGAGTTGGTTTGCGAAATGCGGTCGGGCTAGGGCTTGGCGGCATTGCTTCGTTTTTGACGGGCTACGCAAGCGACGTAATATTTGGCAATCTGGAAACCGAAACCGGCGAAAACTTGGTGCAAGAAAACGGCGGCTTGCTGCTGCTGGAGTAATAAATGGCTATTATTAAAATTTCTGAGTTGCCTGCTGCCGATTCGCCGGTATCGCCGTCGGATGTAGCGCCGTTTTTGCAAAACGGCGTAACTAAAAAAGCGTCTATTGACCAGTTTGGGTTTTTGCCGGCAGGTGCTAACGCGGTAACGCGCACCATTCAGAATAAACTGCGCGACTCAGTTAGCGTGCTTGATTTTGGCGCTGTTGGCGATGGTGTCACAGATGATACTGCTGCGATTCAAGCAACAATTAACGCCGTGCAAACATCAGGCGGCGGCGCGGTATATCTTCCATCCGGTACATACAAAATTACTTCCGCATTGCTGATGCCGTATGGCGTTTCAATGTACGGCGAAGGTGGCACAGCATCTATTTTGTCTTGCTTAAATTGCAACGGCATCAATTTCAATTCCGCCTCTTACGATGGCGGAAACATGTTTTTTTCGGACTTTGCCATTACGAGTCATGCTGGATCGAGTGGAAACTGGACCGCCGTAGAAAGCATTTTGCCTTCTGGTGGCGTTTTTGGCACTGACTCTAGAGATGGCCTGTATTTTTATCGTTTGCGCATTTATGACATTAACCAAGCGTTTATCATCAACGCAACTTGGGAAGCGCATTTTAACGAATTAAAAATTTTTCGCGTAAACAATCCGTTTACTTTTGGTAACTATTCACTGGTTATCCGAATAACAGACTGCAACATGATTTACGAAGGAGGATTTCCTTCGGGTGGAGCAGATCGGCACGGCATTGACTTGAATGGCGCAGTCAATGAAGGCGTGTACATTCGAGGAAACCAAATTTTTGGTTTTGCCCGTGCCGTATCGTTGAATGGCGTGACAACCTATACGCTTATCAATGACAACGATATGTTTGGATCGTCCTATGGCGTTTACATAGGAAACGCGGCAAACAACGTCTTAACAATTAAAAATAACTATTTTGAGATTAGCGCCAACAACGCAATCGGCATTTATCATGCTAACCAAAATGCGGAAGCTGCCGACACAATTGTTGTAGACAGCAACTGTTTTATTACGGGAACTAGCACCGGAACGAAAGGTATTGTTCTTGGCGTTTCGTCAAGCACTTACGTTTGGAACTGGCGTATCCTTAATAATTTGTTTATTGGCTTAAAAACCGTAGACATTGAAGCTAACAACGTACAAAACGTAATTATTGAAAATAACCGTTGTATGTCTACCGACCCAACAAACAACATTGTTGTTGTTGGCGGAAACAGTCTTTATAACTCAAATTACGTCATACATAACAAAGTTGCACAAGGCATTTCTGTTGACTCAGCGGATGCGGCTGCCGGACGCACCATTGTCCGTGAAAATCTTATTGCAGGCACTCAGCAGTTTGGCGCTGTTTGGGCGTCAAGCGGAAAGATTGATGGCAACACAATTGGCAGTGTGACTCCTGCGGCTGGAACATTTACAGACCTTAAAGCTACTTCAAAGGTTTTTAGCGCGTCAGCAACGCAAACAATTAATAACGGCCAAAATGGCGATTTAGATTACGTTTTGCCAAATACGTCAATGCACCTAGTTACGTGTTATTTGATTAACGCGACAAATGTGCATTACGGCCCTGGCGTTTATTTGGTTGTTCGTCAAGGAACATCGACATCCGTTACCACGATCACGACTTTTACGGATGTAACTGTAACTGTAACGGGTTCCTACAAGTTAAATTTTGCAAATGCAACTGGCTACAACGGCAATTTTGCTATAAGCGCCTTGCGATTTTATTAAGATTTTAGGAGTATTTTATGGCTGACAAGAAAATTTCGCAGTTAACCGGCGCAGCAACTCCGCTTGCCGGAACCGAAGTTCTGCCAATCGTACAGAGCGGCAGCACAGTTAAGGTATCAGTTGATAACTTGACCGCTGGCAAAACCGTCAGCGCATCATCAATAAATACAACTGGTGATTCTGGATTTGGAACTTCATCTCCGTCTTATCGAGTTCATGCTGTTTCGAACGCTAACGCAGCAGCAACCGTTGGGGTATCAAACTCAACCGCTGGAACCACATCAGCGGCTAGATTCCTTGCAATTAGTGATGCCGGTAGTGCTTGGCTTGGGATGACCAGCAGCTCATTTACAGACATTACTAACGCTGCTGATGCGGCTCTTTTGAACGCAAATAACGCAAGCGGCGGTTTTGCAATTGCTTTTGACGGTACTGTTCAGGCAAAACTTACGGCCGCCGGAAATTTGCAATTTTTTACATCTGGCAACGGCATAAACGACACAAATAACAACGAACTGATTAAATTTACCACTACTGCTTCTGCCGTCAACGAATTTACAATTACTAACGCCGCGTCGGGCAGCTCCCCGACTTTTTCGGCAACGGGTTCTGGAGCAGACATTGATGTTCGGCTTCGGCCAAAAGGAACCGGAGATGTTCGCGCCATTAGTAAGTTGCGAATTACATCTTCGGCTGAAGACACCAATGCGCGACTTGCCACCAAATTAACAAGCGTTTCCACAAGCGCAACAGATATTAGTCCTATTGGGAATACCTGGGGGAATCTGTGCATTGTTACCGGGCTTGATCCCGGTGGCGCATTTTTTACCGATTTGGTATTTACTTCCGCAACCGCTGGCGCAACTGTTTTGTCTGCAAAAACGGTCAGCGGATCACCTGTCGCAAGAACTTACACAATGTCAGGCTCAGATATTTTGCAAGTAGCTATGGCGTCTGGAACTTACAACATCCATTGCGCTGTGTTCAGCGGTTTGAATTAAGGAGACTGATATGCCGTCTTGGAAATCTAAGATTTGCCGTGGTATGGACGTTGTTGAAACAATTACGTTTACCCGCGAAGACGTTGACGCATCTGGGAATAAGATTTTTGCTTCGGCTGTATACGTTCCCGGTGAGTCAGAGCAAAAGGCTAGAGAGGAATGGTCTTCGGCTGAAATCGAAACAATTGCGGATAAGGTTGCCGCAGGACTTGACGAGGCACTTGCGTCTCGAAAATCAAATCCCATTCAAGCTCCGTAACTAACCTTGCTTGACTCTTTTACGCAACAGCGTACGATTTAACCGTACTGGTCCGGTTGACCAGGGATTCGCTAGGAATCACAATGTCTGAAAACGAAGTAGTAGCGGAACAAGTACCCGCGCCGGAACCGGTTGCTACGGCTGCACCGGAACCCGAAGTTGTTGCTCAAGAGGCAACCCCGCCGGAGGAAAAGCCTGCCAAGACGTTCTCCCAAGAGGAGCTCGACGCGCTGGTAGGTAAACGACTTGCACGGGAACGTCGCAAGTGGGAACGAGAGCAAGCGTTGAAAGCGCCTGAGCCGATGGCCCAGACGCCTGCCGCGCTGCCTGACCGGGACATCGACCCCGACGCTTATACGGAAGCCCTTGCGGCCCGTAAGGCGGAGGAATTGCTGGCCCAGCGTGAGGCGGATCGGCAGCAGCGCGAGCTGTTGACGGCCTATAAGGAACGTGAGGAAGCGGCCTTTGAGAAGTACGACGACTTTGAGCAAGTCGTGTACAATAGGGCGTTGCCAATCACGAACGTGATGGCCGAGACGATTCAGGCTTCGGATGTTGGCCCCGACGTAGCGTACTACTTGGGCTCCAACCCCCGCGAGGCTGAACGTATTTCCCGTTTGTCGCCATACCTGCAAGCCAAGGAGATTGGTAAGATTGAGGTCAAGTTGACCGACAATCCGCCGGTCAAAAAGACAACTAATGCGCCCCCGCCGATTAAGCCTGTGACGGCTAAAACCGTCGGCGCACCGGCCCGAGACACGACTGACCCCCGCTCCGTCAAGGACATGAGCACGTCAGAGTGGATTGAAGCCGAGCGTCTGCGACAGATTAAACAGTGGGAAGCCCGACGTAACCGCTAACTTCTTTTTTGGAGATTTACTGTGTCTAATACACTGCTTACTATTGACATGATCACCCGGAAGGCTCTCGAAATTCTTGAGAACAACCTGGTGATCACCCGCAACGTGAACCGTCAGTACGACGACAGCTTCGCTGTCGAAGGTGCCAAGATTGGTTCGACCCTCCGCATCCGTCTGCCGGATCGCGCCCTTGTGACCGACGGCGCCGCGCTTCAGGTGCAGGACGACAACGAGCAGTTCACGACTCTCACCGTCGCCTCGCAGAAGCACATTGGCGTCAACTTCACCAGCGCCGAAATGGCCCTCCAGTTGGACGACTTCGCCGAGCGCGTGCTTAAGCCGCGTATCAGCCAGCTCGCTTCCAGCATCGACGCCGATGTGGCCAACAGCTTCAAGAAGGTCTATCAGTCGGTCGGTACGCCTGGCGTCACCCCCGGCACCTCGCTGGTTCTCTTGCAGGCCCAGCAGAAGCTGAACGAAGCCGCCGCCGGCATGGCCCCGCGCTACGCGACCGTCAACCCGGCCGCCAACGCTGGCCTCGTCGAAGGCATGAAGGGCTTGTTCAACCCGGTGGACTCCATCAGCCGCCAGTTCAAGAACGGCATGATGGGTGAAGGCGTCCTCGGCTACGACGAAATCAACATGTCGCAGTCGATCAAGCAGCACACCAACGGCTCGGCCTCGCGTTCGGACACCCCGATTGTGAAGACCACGCTCGTCAACGGTGCGACCAAGCTGACGCTCGACAACGTGACCGACGGCCTCACCCTCGTCCCCGGCGACGTGTTCACCATCGCTGGCGTGTTTGCGGTCAACCCGCAGACCCGCGAGTCCACCGGTTCGCTGCAGCAGTTCGTTGTGCAGAACACCGTCACCTCGGCTGCTACCGAGTTCGTGGACGTGGAGTTCCTGCCGGCGGTCTACGGCCCGACGCACGCCCTCGCCACGGTCAGCAAGCTGCCGGCCGCGAACGATGTCGTGACCTACGTGGGCGCCGCTAGCGGCCAGTACGCTCAGAACCTGGTGTACCACAAGGACGCAATCACGTTTGCCACCGCCGACCTCCTGCTCCCGCAGGGCGTTGACATGGCGTCGCGTCAGGTCCACAACGGCATCTCCATGCGCGTTGTCCGTCAGTACGACATCAACAACGACCGTATGCCCTGCCGTATCGACGTGCTGTATGGCTACTCGGTGATCCGTCCGCAGATGGCCTGCCGCATCTGGGGCTAATTCTTAACCTTATTCACGGAGTAACTAAAAATGGCACTTCCTAACGGTACTAGTGGCTATCAGGTTGGCGCCGGCAATGCTGCCGAGCCAATCATGGGCGTTCTTGGCCCGGTGACGGCGTACGCCGGCGCTACGGGCACCATCGCGGTCGCCGATCTTGTGAACGGCGTCTTCTCGGTGGACGCGGGCAGCACGTCTGCGGGCACCTACTCGTTCGCGGCTGCGTCCCTTGTGGACGCCGCTGTGGCGAGCGCCCGCGTGGGCAGCACGTTCGACTTCTACTGCGTCAACCTCGGTGACGACGCAGGAAACGACGTGACGTTCTCGGGCACGGGTTGGACGGTCGTGGGTTCGGCGGTGGTGGCTGACGGTACGTCGGCACACTTCCGCGCTCGCAAGACTGGCGACGCGGCCTGGACGGTCTATCGCCTCGGCTAATAGCAAAAGCCCCCTACGGGTGATACCGTAGGGGGCACTGCTCATAGGAGTATTTCTATGCCTAATACAAAGGCGGTTGGTGTTGCGTTCTCGGACCCAGAGCTTGACGGTGCAGTAATTGGCGCTGCGGGCGGTACGGTCGGATTCTTCGGCACGACGCCGGTTTCCGAAGGTGCGGCTCTCACGGCGCAGCTTACGACGATTACGTCCACGGCCCCGTCTCCGGCAGACTTTGCGATTCAGGATTTGACCCAGACGACCCCGTTTGGCTTCGTTACTAAGAACGAAGGCAACACGGTGTTGGCTGTGATTGCAAACCTCCAGACTCGCGTTGCTCAGCTTGAGTCGCGGTTTCAGGCTTACGGGCTCTTGCCGTAACTATGAACATATATCTTCGCCACCCGGTTCACGGGCTAAAGATCGCCATCTCTGACTTAGAGGCGGCTATGGACGCCGAACATGGATGGGAGGAGTATGACCCATTGGAACCGGCGGCGCGGCAGGAAGAACCTGTTGCGTCGCCGGAACCTAATCAGTTGAAACGTCGCCGCAAGGCAGTTGCGGCCGAAGCCTAGAGGGCTGAACAATGGCTGTAACAGCCCAGAGCATCATCAACAAGTCATTGCGACTGTTGGGCGTTTTGGCGTCGGGCGAGACGACTACGGCCGACGAAGCGCAAGATTCGTTGTACAGCTTGAACTCTATAATTGACTCGTATGCGGCTAACCCGCAGTATTATTTCTGCACGCAAGCCGAGCAATTTATCGTAATTAACGGAAAAAACACGTATACGATTGGAGACGACCCCACTATGGTCCCTCCAGCAGACTTTGTTACTGCTCGGCCTATTCGTATTGTCGGTGCTTTTGTCCGTATTAATAACGTTGACACCCCGTTAGCGTTAATTACGGAACAGTATTGGACTAACATTGCTACTAAAGCAAACGCTGGAGTCCCCACAAAACTGCTTTATCGCCCAAACGTTCCGTATGGGGAAGTGGTGCTATACCCCACTCCAAACGCAAACGTCCCCCTTTTTATTAAAGCCGAGCGTATGATTACTAAATATCCTGCGCTCATAAGTACGCAGTATCTGCCGCCTGGCTATCAGCGTTTGCTTGAACTGTCGTTGGCAATGGAACTTGCACCGGAATACGGTTCGCAGGTAAAACCCGAAATTATTGCTAACCTTAGAGCCGATCTCGACAGTTTGATCCGCACAAACATTCAGCCGTTGCCGGTTAACAAAACCGATAACGTGCCGAATACGAACACCACGTTTAACATGCCGCCGATTTGAGGTAACACATGGCAACAGTACGCGAATTGTTAAACGGCGCGCATCGGTTGCTGGGGCTTGTAAACTCCGGCAACGTGCTGCCTGAAGCGGTCTATCAAGACAATTTGGTTGCCATGAACCAAATGATTGATAGCTGGAACACTGAACGGCTAGCTGTTTTTTGTACTCAAGATCAAGTTTTTTTGTGGCCTGCTAACGCCCGCGTCCAGACGCTTGGGCCTACGGGCGATTTTACGCTGTTGCTTGGTACGCAAGCCCCTGATCCGTTGGGAACGCAAAACGACGGTTTTATTGCTTTAGAGGCTAACAATCCCGGCATAGGCAAGCGGCCTATTTTGCTGGAGGATTCAACGTATTTCCGCGATCCGTCTACTAACGTGTCGTATGGGCTGCGGTTTATCAACCAACTGCAATACAACAACATTGCCGTAAAAACGGTTACTAGCACGTATCCGCAAGTGATGTGGGTCAATATGACATTCCCCAACATCACATTGTCCGTGTATCCAGTGCCCACGAAACAAATGGAATTCCATTTTGTTTCTGTTGAGCCGCTCACAGAGCCTGTCTCACTTGAAACTCAGCTTGACTTTCCCCCAGGCTACTTGCGGGCGTTTCGATACAACCTAGCACTTGAACTTGCGCCAGAGTTTAATACCGAGCCTTCTTCTGAAGTGCGCCGAATTGCGATGTATAGCAAGCGCAACTTGAAACGTATCAACAACCCCGATGACATAATGGCTATGCCGTATAGCCTCATGGCGCGTCGGAATCGTTACAACATTTACGCCGGGAACTTCTAATCATGGCGACTAAAATCACCATCTCTAATCTTCCGGCCACGTCCTCGTCTGCGGGCGCGGACGAGTTTGTATTGGTGCAAGGTAATCTTACAAAGAAGATTACTAATACCAACTTGTTTACGAACCTTACGCTTACGAGCCCAACGCTTGTAACGCCCGCGCTTGGCGCGGCCACAGCCATAAGCATCAATAAAGTCGCTATTACCGCTCCTGCGACCAGCGCCACGTTGACGATCGCTAACGGCAAAACGCTAACGGCTAACAACTCGATCACGCTGGCAGGCACTGACGCGACGACCATGACGTTTCCGTCCACGTCGGCGACAATTGCTCGAACGGACGCGGCACAGACGTTTATCGGCACCCAGACGTTTTCTGGCCCGGTTGTCGGAAGCGTGCAATCGCTCTCTGGTCCTGGCGCAGTGAACATCACGACCTTTACCACGGCGTTTACTTCAACCGGCACAGGCGATGCCTTGACGCTGGCAGACGGCGTAACGGGTCAGTTTAAGGCCATCGTATACGTCGCCGAAGCCGCAGGAGCCGACACGGGCGTGTTAACGCCGACCAACTTCGGTAACGGCACGACCATTACGTTTAGCGCCGTTGGCGAAAGCGTTTTGTTGCAGTTCCTCGGCACTGATTGGTGGATCGTGTCGAACAACGGCGCGACCGTCGCCTAAGCCATGAAAACGCCGATTCTCGGCTCATCGTATGTCCTGCGCAGCCCTAACGCGGCAGACGCGCGCATGGTCAACTTGTACCCTGAAGTTATCCCTGATGGTGGCAAGGAACCTGCGTACCTGCAACGTTGCCCAGGTATGGAAACTATTGCGTCAGTTGGTGCTGGGCCGATTCGTGGGCTTTGGAACCGCGAAAACGACATTTACATTGCTTCGGGCAATGAACTGTTTAAGATGACGCCAAACATTACGATTACTAAACTTGGCGATATTACAGGAACTGGCCCTGTGTCCATGGCGGACAACGGGCTGCAATTGTTTGTGGCCTGTAACCCAGACGGATACATTTACAATTTTAATACGGGTGTATTCGCCCAGATTACCGATCCAGACTTCCCCGGCGCTGTGACCGTGGGGTATCTGGATGGGTATTTTGTTTTTAACGAGCCCAACAGCCAACGCATTTGGGTGACGCAATTGCTCGACGGCCTGTCTATTGATCCGCTGGATTTTGCCAGTGCTGAAGGATCACCTGACGGCCTTATAGCCGTTATGATTGACCACCGCGAGGCGTGGCTATTTGGTACCAATTCAACCGAAGTCTGGTACAACTCAGGCAACCCTGATTTTCCGCTAGAGCGTATTCAAGGCGCGTACAACGAAGTCGGCTGTATTGCCCCCTATTCAGTAGCCAAGCTCGACAACACGATCTTTTGGCTAGGCGCCGACGCTCGCGGCCGAGGCATTGTCTACCGCGCTAACGGCTACCAAGCCGCGCGCGTGTCTACGCACGCCGTTGAATTTGCTATCCAGCAGTACTCGGATATGTCCGACGCCTTAGCGTATACCTATCAGCAAGATGGTCATGCGTTCTACGTATTGATTTTTCCGACTGCCGACACGACGTGGGTATTTGACGCCGCGACGGGCGCTTGGCATGAGCGAGCGGCGTTGGTTAATGGTGAATACAAACGGCACCGGTCTAACTGCCATGCCGCGTTTAATGGCTACCCCACGATAGGCGACTATCAAAACGGCAACATTTATCAGTTCAAACTAGATGTATACCTTGACGCCGGAGTGGTGCAGAAATGGTTGCGTCGCTGGCGTGCACTGCCTACAGGCCAAAATAACCTGACTCGCACAATCCATCACCAACTGCAACTTGACTGCCAAACAGGTGTCGGTTTGTCGGGTGATTCGTCATCTTCGGCGTTGGATTTAATTCTATCCACCGAAAACGCGTTAGAACTTGAAACCAATCAGGCTGTAGCGCCTAACACTTCGCCTAGCCCGTTGTACGCTTTGGCTGGCCCTAATATCGGCACTGATCCGCAAGTTATGCTGCGGTGGTCCGACGATGGCGGGCATACGTGGAGTAACGAATACTGGCGCGACATGGGACCAATTGGCGCGACGCAAACGCGCGTCATCTGGCGGCGACTTGGCGCAACGATGAAGTCGCGCGATCGCGTGTACGAAGTGTCCGGCACCGATCCGGTGATTGTGGCCATCATGGGAGCGGAGCTACAAGCTAGCCCGACAACCGCATGACTGTACCCAACACCACTAATATCCCCGCGCCTCGCGTGCCGTTCGTTGATGAGCGCACGGGTGTCATTTCGCGCGAATGGTTCCGGTTCCTTAACAATCAATTCCAACTGACGGGCGGTGGCACGACCGCCATTTCGCTCGCCGATCTTGAACTCGCACCGTTTAGTGACGCGGCGACCGAGGCTGAGCTTGCAGTCGCGCAGTCGCGGATTGATGCGTTGGAGCTTGGGCCTCCTCGGCTTGAATTAACGCCGGTGAGCTTTGGATCATTTTACTCAACCCAAACTCAAGCGGCGACTACGATCAATACTGCTAAGGCGATCAGCTATAACAATGCGGATACGGCGTATGGCATCTACCGCGATCCAAGCGACAACACTAAAATTAAAGTATCGCGTCCGGCGATTTATAATGTTCAATTTTCAATTCAAGTGGACAAAACATCGGGCGGTTCCGGCAAACTGTATATCTGGCCGGCTATTAACGGGACGGCGGTAGCTAACTCAGCCAGCTTGATTCAGATTCAAGGCAATGACGCTGAGATTTTCTCGGCCGCAAATTATTTTTTGCCACTGTCAAACGGCGATTACTTTCAGTTATATTTCTCTGTAGATGCTCTTGACGTGCAGCTACAGACTTTTGCCGCTTCGGCTCCCGTGCCCGCAATTCCGTCCATCATCTTAACCGTGATGCAGGTGTATATATGACCGTTTTTCTTTCCCCGCTGGCGGGTGCCGGCGCACAGTTTTTCGATGGAGCGGGCAACCCGTTGTCGGGCGGTCGCATCCTTACATACACGGCCGGCACCACAACGCCGGAAGCCACCTACACCAGCATTAGCGGCGGCACCGCGCACACTAACCCTATTATTCTTAACTCAGAAGGCCGCGTATCGTCAGAAATTTGGTTGACCGAATCAGTCAGTTATAAGTTTGTTTTGCAAAATTCTGCCGGAGTGCAGATCGGCACGTATGACGACATTTCTGGCGTCAATGACTTGACGGTTTCCGGTATTAGCTGGGCTAATGTAACCGGCACGCCAACTACGCTGGCGGGCTACGGCATTACGGATGCGCTGTCAACGACGGCCGCTGCGGCAACGTACGCACCGATTGCTAGCCCGACGTTTACCGGCACTGCGCTGATCCCCGACAACGCGCCGTCCAACACCAACTATCCGGTTGGCTATCGTGAAGCGCCGTTAAATAGCAAAACGACGGGCTATACGCTTATCGCCTCGGATGCCGGTAAAACCATTGCAATGAACGGGAGCAGTGTGACGTTGACCATTCCGGCCAACTCTGCGGTGCCTTTTCCAACAGGCACAGTATTTATTGTTATCAATCTCAATAGCTCGGCGCTGTCTATTGCCATCACGTCCGATACGCTGACGTTGGTTAACAGCACGACGACCGGCACGCGAACGCTGGCGCAAAATGGCGTGGCGACGTGCATTAAGATCGGCGCGACCTCTTGGCTGATTAGCGGAGCAGGTTTGACCTAATGAGTGGCGCTACCCTCATAGCGTTTATTAACGGCAGTACCGGCGGCGCTGGGGCGGGCGTGTTTGATTTTTCGGAGCCGGGCACAGGTCTTATAGCGATTCCTGCTGGCGCTACCGGGGTCACAATCCAAGTGTGGGGCGCCGGTGGTGGCGGTGGGTACGGCTTTTTAGGCGAAATCGCGCCAGGCGAGCCTGAAGTATTCCCCGGCGGCGGTGGAGGTAGCGGTGGCTACAGTAAGACTGTCCTGACATTGACCGCACAAGATGGCAAAACCATCAACTACCGCGTCGGTACAGGTGGTCCCAATGGCACGGCTTTTGCGCCAAACGGCGAGCCAGGCACGTTTAGTAACGTCTCTAGCGGAACGTATACCATTACGACTATGACCGCCAACGGCGGTAACGGCGGCGATTCGGGACAGTTTGCTAATCAAGGCGCAGGGGGCACCGCCACAGGCGGAAACACGACTAACACGACTGGCAATGGCGGCGCGTTCTTTACGCAAACTGGCGCGGCCGGAGTTGCCGGCGACGCCAGCCTTACTGCTGGTGCAGGTGGGGATGGTGGATTCTTTTTTGACGGCGATGCAGGCACGGCGGGCCGCGTGCGGTTCGTCTTTACATTCTAAGGTGACACATGGCAGTTAGCGTAAAAGTCTTGATACCGGCAAAAATTGCCGAGGCGTCCCAAACGACGCAGTACACGGCGACCAACGTGTCGGCCATTATTGACAAGTTCACGGCCACCAACTACAGCAGTTCGGCCGCTACGCTGTCGGTCAACATCGTCACGTCGTTTGACAACGCCGGCAACCAGAACTTGATCGTCAAGGCAAAGACCCTGCTACCGTCCGAGACGTACACGTTCCCTGAGCTCGTCGGTCAAGTGCTCGCGCCGGGTGGTGCCATTTCAACACTTGCGGGCACTGGATCGGCCATCAACATCCGCTGTTCGGGACGCGAAGTGTCGTGATCGTACGCAACGCAATCGCCGAGGACTTTTCGCGATACCTGCCGCTGGCGCAGGCGTTTCACGCGGCATCCCCGGTGCATGGCGTTATCCCGTTTGACGACGAGGGCTATGCCGACTTTTTCTTACAGGCCGTGCAAAACCCTAACATCGGTGTGTGGTTGGCTGAAGACAACGGCGAAATTATTGGAATCGCCGGCGCATTGTTTTACCCTATGTACTTCAGCCCTTCCAATATGGTAGTGCAGGAGTTGTGGTGGTGGCTGACCCCCGAAGCGCGGGGTAAAGGGGCAGGCCAAGCTATGTACGATATGATCGAATCGTGGGCAATCGCAAAAAATGCAACAGCTCTTTTTATGATTGCCCTTGAAGATGACCGCGCAGGCAAGATGGCTAATTTGTATGCACGGAAAGGGTTTCGTCCTATGGAACGCACGTATATGAGAGAGGTGGCGTAATGGCCATTGGAACCGCAGCAGCAATTTTAGGTAGCGCCGTTATCGGCGGTGCCGTGGCGTCGCGGGGGGCTAGCAAGGCCGCCAGAGCGCAAACGCAAGCCGCCGATCAGGCCGCTCAACTTCAACGTGAAACGTTTGAACGGCAGGTTGAGCTACAAGAGCCGTTCCGCCAAGCCGGTATTACGTCGCAAAACGAACTGATGCGACTGCTCGGTATCGGTGGCGACGCCACGGCAGCCGACTATGGCATGCTGACACGCGGTTTTACGCCGGAGCAGATGCAGGTGGACCCTGGCTACGCGTTCCGTCTTGCCGAAGGCGAGAAGGCACTGGAGCGCATGCAGTCCGCAAGAGGCGGCGGTATCGGCTTAGCTAGCGGAAGGGCGATACGTGAAGGCGTGCGGTATGCTGGTGATTTAGCATCGCAAGAGTACATGAACGCCTTTAACCGCGCGCAGGCGCAGTTGGGCACCCGCCTTGGCGCCCTCGGTAGCCTCTACGGTGCGGGGCAGACCGCTACGCAACAAGTCGCTGGTCAGGCGGGTCAGATGGGCACCAACGTGGGCAACTTGCTGATGCAAGGCGGTCAGGCGCGTGCTTCCGGCTACCTTGGCCAAGCTAACGCGTTGAGCCAAGCCCTTGGCCAAGGTGCGATGGGCTACGGACTCTATAAGGGCGGGTACTTTGACCGCGTTGGCGGAGGCGGTGGCGGTTCTAACTTGATGGCGCTTAACTATATGGGCCCGCGTGTGCCGGGGCAGGTGTAATCATGGCAGTCATTGGCGCAACCCAACTGGAGCCGGTCAACGTCCTTGGCCAGTATGTGCAAGGCCTTGAGGCGGGGCGCGGCGCGCAAATGCAGCGGCGAAAAGAAGCGCAGGAATTGGCTGCTATGCAGCGCGAGGCAGACTTCCGTAACTTCCTTTCAACTGCCGATCTGAGCACGCCGGAGGCGCGCAATCAGCTTATGCGCTTTGGCAAGCCCGGCGCCGAATTTGCCGCAAATTTGGCGGAAATCGAAAGCCGACAAGCCACGACGCGAAAGACCGGGCTTGAGGCCGATAAGATTACGTCCGAAATGGCCGACGAAAATTACGGACGCTTCCAGCGAGAAATCGGGAATTTGGCGTACGGCGAGATTGCGCCAAGCAAAGACGAAGTATTGGACCGCGTGGACTTTATGATTGAACGCGGAATGATTGCGCCGCAGTTCCGTGACTACGCTACTAGCACGTTATCGGACGACCCCGCACTGTTGCAAAAGCAGTTGCGCGGACAGTTTTTGTCGCAAGTGCCGCCAGCTGACCGCGCGAAATTGTTCGTGCCGCGATCGCCCGAGGTGTACGAACAAGACCTTGGCGAGCGCATGGCTTCGCGTCCTATATCCACGACTAACGTAACTAACATCGCCGAGCGCGCTGAAGCCGGTAAGTTTGGCGAAAGTTTGGTGGCGGACTACACCGCTATCCGCGATCGCGCGGAGTCGGGTCGCCGTTTCTTGACGACGATTGACCAAGCGCAACGTGCGTTAAGCGAAGGGCTGCGCACCGGATTCGGTGCTGAAGCCGTCAAGCAAGGCGCTCGTTTCCTCGCAGCACTTGGCGAGCCAGAAGCTGAAAAGAAAGCCGCTAATGCGGAGTTGTTCTTGGCTGCCGCTAAAGAAAACGTCCTTCGTCGGCAGATCGAGCAAAAGGGTCCGCAGACGGAATCGGACGCTGCGCGTATCGAAGAAACATTCATCAGCTTGGGTACTACGCCTAGAGCCAACCAGTTCATGCTGGATGTGGCCCGCGAGCAGATCAAGCGCGATGGCGAGCAGCAGCGGTTCTACGCCAAGTGGCGCCGCGACAACGGTACGTTTGATGGCGCTGAAGAAGCTTGGTTGGAGGGCGAAGGCAGCAAGTCGCTCTTTGATCGCCCGGCCCTTAAGAAGTACGCAACACCCGAAGCTGCGGGTCAAGGTCCGGCCGTCGGTACAGTGGAGGGTGGCTATCGGTTTAAGGGTGGCGATCCCGCCAACCAGAAGAACTGGGAAAAGGTGCGCTAAATGGCCGGCCCTTGGGAGAAGTACAAGGCGCCAGAGACGGAAGGTCCGTGGTCTCAATACCAAGGACCGCCGTCGTACCCTGAGCGCGTTGCGGGCGGCGTCGTAGACTTTGCCCGCGAAGTAGTTAACCCCACCGTTGGCCCGTACGCTACCGCCGCCGGTGTGGGCGCCGCGTTAGGCGCGCCGTTTGGCGGCGTAGGCGCCATACCCGGTGCGGCGTTTGGTGTTGGAGCGTTGACTGCTGGCGATATTGCCGCGTCAATGTACAACGTCGGACGAGGCGCGGTCGGGCTAGACCCCGTGCGCACGCCGTCGCAGATGATTCGGGACTTGTATCCCGAAGGCATCATGGGCTCGCCTACAGGTGAGTTTACCAGCACCCTGCGCACCGGAGCAGAGTTTGCCGTCCCAGCGCAAGCCTCTGCACGCGCCGCAACGGCGCTTGCTCCGCGAGTTCCTACAGGCACTCCTCAACGCGTCGTTACTGAGCTTGGCCGTGAGCCAGGGCAGCAAACAGTCGCGGCGCTTGGCGGTGCAACCGGTCTTGAGGTATCGGAAACCTTGGGCGCTGAGAGCCCTTGGGTGCAGATGGGCGCAACGATTCTCGGCGCTGCTGCGCCGGGCGGTATCAACGTCGCAGCTAAAAAACTAGGCGGTACGGGCTACAACATTGTTGAACCGGTATTGCCGGGTGGCGGCGAGCGTATCCGCGCCCGCGCCTACTTAGACGCGTTTGACAACGATCCGATGCGGATGCAAGCGGCGATCGACATGCTGGAGTCTGGCATGACCCCGCAGCAGGTCGCGCTGCAAACGAACAACTCAAACTTTGCCGCGCTGATTGGCACTGCAAAATACGCCAACACGTCTGTGCGCGACATGTACGCTGCCCGCGATGCGGCCATTCAGCAAAACATGGCTAACCGGTTAGCTAAGGTCAAGGCAGACGAGCAGGTGCAGGAGCGCCTGTTGGCCGAGCGCGAGACGGAATTGGCCGGTGCCGTACCGACGACCAGCCAGCGCCGCGTAGGCCGTGAGATTGCGCAAGAGCGCGCTGCTTTGATTCAGCAACGTCAGCGCGATGTTGTCACGCCGGCGTACCAAGCCGCGTTTGACTTGGCGCCTAATCAGTTCAGTTTGGAACCTGTTGTGCGTCGAGCGCGGGCCATCCAATCGGATGCGTCCACGCGTCTTGACCCAGGGCTGGCGCCTAACACTGACGAAATCCTGCGCATTTACAAGTTCTCAGAGCCGGCAGCTACCACAGACCCCATGAGTGGACTGGCAGGTGCTCGACCAGCACCGGCGCCGATCCCGCCGCAGGTTACGCTGGAAGGCGCGGACGCCATCATTAAGGCGATCAACATGGACGTTAGCCGCTTGATGGGCGCTAACGATACTGCTTCGCGCTTGGCGCTGCGCAACTTGCAGAGCCTACGCGACTCGGTGGATGAGGCCATCCGTCGTGGTGTGCCTAAAGACGCCCGCGATGCGTACGCTAACGCACTCAACGTCTATCAAACGCAAATCGCACAGCCGTTCCGCGAGGGTTGGGTAGCCAAGCTCTCGCCGCGTGGGCGCGGTGGCGAGGCGCCCGTACCGCCGACCAGCGTGGTCAGCACGGCGCTACGCAACGAAGACAGCGCCATCCGGTTCGTCTCGGCGTTCCGTGACAGTCCTGATGCGATGGAAGCCATGCGCAATGGCATCTTAGGCAACTACCGCAAAGCCGTCGTTAAGGGCGGCCGTGTAGACCCCAAGGCGCACCGGCAGTTCATGGAGCGTTACCGCGCACAACTCGGCATCTTTGACAACGCCGGCATGAACGTACGGCCGCAGTTGGCCGAGTTCGGCAAGCGTGCGATGGGCCTCGAAGGGCGTCGTGCATTGCTCGATGACTTGGCGACGTTTACCAAGGAAGCCGAAGCCAACCTTGCTGACGTAACGCCTGACGTATCGGCCACTCGCGTAGCGGGAACCGTGACGGAAATTCCTGCGTTGAAGTCCGTAGTCGAGGACATCAACGCCTCGTTCCGTGACCAGCGCCAGTTCAACAAACTGGTTGCTGACGGTCAGCGTGCGGGCGCAGGTGTCCGAGGCATCGTTCAGGAAGACGTAGCGGACATTCCGTCGCTGCTGTCACGTCCTGCGATGTTGGCTAACTTCATCCTGTCTCGCGTCAAGGGCGAGCTCGATGTGCGCACGGCCGCGCAGGTAGCGGTGGATTTGATTAACTCCAACTCCGCAGCGCAAGCGTTCAGCAACGCGCTGGCTACTCGTCGAGGCCCGGTCGGTGAGTATTTCTTCCGGCCCGCACAAGTTACGCCTGGTCGTGGCGTTCCGGCCATCGCGCCGGGCGTTATTACTAACGTGTTTGCAGAACCTGCGGGCGAATCCCGCAACGCACTAGCGAGGTAAGTCCCATGTTCAAAGGCGCACTTAAATCCAAAACGGTATGGTTCAACGTATTAATCGCCATCCTCGGCGGTCTGGAACTGATGGGCGCGCATCTGACGACGCTGTTCGGCTCGCAAGTCGCGGCCGCGATCATGCTGTCGGGCGCGATCGCTAACTTGGCGCTACGCGCCGTGACGACGCAACCGCTCGCTGCGAAATGAGCGAGGTCGGCGAGAAGGACATCAAGCTCATCGTTAAGGACTTACGGTTCCTTAAGAACGACTACGAGCACCGGTTCAGAACGCTGAACCAAAACGTCTTCCGCCTTGAGAAACGATTGGAATGGGTTGAGAAGTTGCTGTGGCTGTCCGCCGGAGCACTGATCAGTTGGCTTGTAACCCTAGTGCTACGGAGCATGTGATGGACGAAGGGCAAATTCTATTCAACATTATCGTCGGCATCGCCGGCGTTTTTGGTGGGTGGATTCTCAACAATATCAGTCGCAGCATTGAACGGCTCGACAAGGACGTGCGCAACATGCCGTTGACGTACGTGACCCGTGCCGACTACCGCGCCGACATCGACGAGATCAAAACGATGTTGATGCGAATAAACGACAAGCTGGACGCCAAGGCCGACAAGCCATGACGTTAGGCCAAAAGCAGCGGCAGTTTGCCCGCCTAGTGGCCAGACTGATCGACAAAGCGTATGAGTTAGGGTTTGAGGTGTCGCTAGGCGACGCCTTCCGCGATCCTCGCGTACACGGCGCTATGGGCGTCCGTAAGTCCTACAGCCACCCGAACAGCGCCCATAAACTGCGACTGGCCATTGACCTTAACCTATTCAAAGACGGCGAATTCTTGGAGCAATCTGAGGATCACCGCCCGCTAGGCGAATGGTGGGAGCAGCAGCATCCCCTCGCCCGGTGGGGCGGCCGCTTCAATGATGGGAACCACTACTCTTTTGAGCACAATGGTGTAAAGTAGTGCCTTACTGGTTACTGAAATACGTGCCACATTTGATCTTGACGGCAGGCTTGGGCCTTCTGGCAGTCTATGCGGTACACATTTTTCGGGAGCAAGGTCGTGAAGAAATACGTTCTCAAGTGGAGCGTTTGGAAGCTGAACTACGGACCGAGCGTGCTAATCGCATACGTGCTGAAGTGGCTTCAAATGCGTACGCATCCGAACTGGCTGCTCTTGCTCGCCGTCCTACTCGCTCTACTCCTGTCCGGTTGTGCCGCGAGCCCGCCGCAGTGCCTGCCGGCAACACCGCCGAAGGAACTGTTGGAGCCGCCCCCGCCGCCGGGAGCGATGCAGGATCGGCTGGAGCAAATTTTGAACAAGGGCCAGACATCGGCCCCGAACTCCGCGAGTTAGCCGCGCAATGCGACGCGCAAAACGCCAAGCTGCGAGCGTTGCAACGGTGGGCGACTACCATCCCGTAACACGTAGCGATGGTATCCCGGCGCACTTTCAACTCGCCGGTCACACAATCAAAGTAAAAGTCATTCCGCCCTCAAAGTGGCGTCACGGCAAAAATTGTGTTGGAATGTTTCTTCCTGACAAGTATGAGATTCACATCATAAGCACTTGTAAAGGAACGAATAGGCAACAGGTGTGGGCTCACGAAGCTGTCCATGCTCTGCTCTCGGTGGCTGGTCACGATGACCTATCCAGCGATGAGGCACTGGTCGATCGCCTCGGGCACTTGTTGCAGCAGATGCTAACGACAATGGAGTAGGGGTTGTGCCAGCTAGAAAAGCGACTGATTCACAGATTCTCGATGCGCTAAAGAAAGCAAACGGTATCCGAGCAGTAGCAGCCAGGGCGCTCAACATGAACGTCCGCTCGCTGCAATTTAGATTAGACGGCCTCAAGGCTCGCGGCGTCGATATACCCGATTCGACATACGCCGGGCTTCCGACCGAGGAAATCTACAAAGATTTTGAATTCACGCCGATCCCCGACGATGACGTGCCGATTGAGGAGCTCATCGCGCAGCGCAAGCGCAAGTTCGCCCACAAGCGCGAGCATGAGGAGGCGAGCAAACTTATACCGGTTCGCGTTAAACTCGACGGCCCTATCGGCATCCTGCACTTCGGCGACCCGCACGTTGACGACGACGGCTGCGACATCGAGGCCATCGAACGGCACACGGCCCTTGTTAACAAGACCAAAGGTTTGTTCGCGGCCAACGTAGGTGACACGACGAACAACTGGTGTGGCCGCTTGGCCCGCCTTTACGCCGACCAAACGACATCCGCCGCGCAAGCCTGGCGCTTGGCCGAATGGTTCGTCAACCGCTGCCAGTGGCTTTACATGATCGGCGGCAACCACGACCTATGGTCAGGCTCGGGCGATCCGCTCAAGTGGATTGCCAAGCAGCAGAACGCGCTCTACAAGGCGAGCGAAGCGCGCATCGCGCTCAAGTTCCCAAACGGCGCCGAGGTGCGCGTTAACGCGCGGCATGACCATAGCGGCTCGTCGATTTGGAACCCGGCGCACGGTCCGATGAAGGCGGCGCTAATGGGTACGCGCGATCACTTGTACGTCGCCGGTCACAAGCATGAGTCGGCGTACAGCGTGCTTAAAGATGCAATATCTGGCATAACTATGCACGCCTGTAAGGTAGCGTCCTATAAGATTTACGATCGCTACGCTAAGGACCGAGGCTTCAGAGACAACTCGCTATCGCCGTGTGCTTTAACGACGATCAATCCGGCGTTGCCGGAGTCGCATCCAGACTTGATTAAGGTCTGGTGGGAGCCCGAGGAAGGGGCAGACTACTTACGCTACCTGCGCTCGCGGAGCAAGTGAGGCCATCATCTCTGCGCGCTCACGGACGGCACGCAGGGCGCAGTACCGCTGATGCAGTCGCTCGACGAAGGTGACGCGCTGGGCGCCGACCAATTCGGCATCCAATAGCGCCTTAACTTCCGTTTCGTTCATTGCGTTTAGCTTCGCGTTCAGTTCTCGCCAGTTCATTTTAGCTCCCACATTGCTACATCCGACATCGCGCGCTTGTCGCGCAGTGCCGTCCAAATCTTCTCGTCAATCGTCTTGTCCGTCAGCAGCACGTACACCCATACGTCGTGCCGCTGGCCGCTGCGGTGTAATCGACCGATGACTTGCTCGTATTCTTCCAACGACCAGGGCAACGACAGAAACACCATCCGGCACCCGCCGTGCTGCAAGTTCAGCCCATGCCCTGCGGACTTGGGGTGAATCAACAGCAACTCGATCTCGCCTCGGTTCCACGCGTCGATCACACCCGGCTGGTCGATCGTCGCCGCCTTGGGGTATCGTCGCTGCAACTCAGCGAGCTCGGCTTGGTAATTGTAAACGATTATCGTATTGGCCCGTTGGTTTTCTTCTAGCAGTTCGTCGAGCAATTCTAACTTGTGGTCAGAAAACCACACCGTCTTCTGCGACACGTCGAATTTGCCCGGTCGATCGGACGCCGTGCGGGTCGTCTCATAGACGAACCCCGAGGCCATTTGCTGTAGCTTGGACGTAACCGCCGCAGCGTTTGCGGCGATTGCCTTGGCGTCAGGGAACTCGACCATGAAGTCCTTGCGCATCTTTTCGTAAGGCTCGCGGTCAATCAGGTCGCAGCGCATCTGCACCGTATGCAAGGGCGGCAACTTGTCGCTGTACTCGCCAGGCTCTAACACAAACGTCGCGGGCTTGATCCGCGCCATCACCTGTGCTAACGCGCCGGTAGCGGGTATCCACTCGCCATACTCCCGGTTGAGGCAGATAAAATACTGCTGCAAAAAGGCACCCTTGCTGCGGCCGAGTAGGCTTTGGTCGATGATCTTGCATTGCCCAAACACGTCCTCTAGGCCGTTTGAGGTAAAGCTGCCCGTCAGCCCCCACCGAATCTTGACCGGCTCCAGCGCCTTTAGAATCGCCTTAAACCGCACGCCCGAGGGGTTCTTCAGGCGCGTAAGCTCGTCGAACACCACGCCGTCGAAGTTAAGTTTTTGCTTGGCGAGCCACTGCAAGTTATCGTAGTTTGTGACCACCACGCGGGCATCGGACTCCAGCGCCTTAGTCCGCCAGGTGGCCGCACCGATCGCTACCGCGAGCTTGAGGCCGGGTGCCCACTTGGTTGCCTCGACCGGCCAGACGTGCTGGGCTACCCGTAGCGGTGCCACGACCAGCCAGCGCGACACCACGCCGTCCTCCAGCGCGTCCTGCATGGCCGTGAGGGTGAGCGCCGTCTTGCCAGCGCCTACGGGCGCCAGCACCATCGCGCGGTCGTGCTCGTACAGGAAGTCAGCCGCGCTCTCTTGATACGGACGCAACGAAAGCATCGACTTCCTCTATGCGATACAGCACTTTGTACTTTTGATTCGTCTGCGCCATCACGGACGCAAACACCTTTTGCAGCGGTGACAACCGCCCGCGCTCGGCCTTGAGTTCTACGAACCACGTCTCGCCGTTCGGCAAGCACACAATTCGATCGGCAACGCCACGCTGCGAGGGCGAGCGGAACTTAAACGTCACGCCGCCGGCGCGCTCGACCGCCCAAGTCAGATACTCCTCAATCGTCTTCTCTCTCATGTTGAGAATCCTATGCGATAAAACAATGCTTGACAAGTAAATCAGCCGGCTCTAGGCTAGCGCAAACACAGTAAAGGAGAGTCCTCGATGAGTCATAGCAATATCGTTGGCGGGTCCACCGCCAAACGCGTGATCAACTGCCCTGGCAGTGTCGCGCTCTGCCAAAAAGTCCCGCCTAAGCCAAGCAGCAAATATGCCGACGAAGGTACGCTGCTGCATAACGTCATGGCCGAGATGCTCGGCAGTGACAAGGAACTGCGCCATGTGCTCGACATGGAGTACAACGGCATCAAACTCACCGGCGAACTGATCGACGAGAAGGTTCGCCCTGCACTGGACGCCATCAATGAAATCGACCCAGACGCACAGCTTGAATTCGCAGTCGAACAAACCGTCAGCTTCGGTGATCTTATTCCGGGTGTCTTTGGTTCTTGCGATCTTATTGGCCGCATTGGGGATCGCGCTATTGTACTTGATTGGAAATTTGGTGACGGTGTGGCCGTCGAAGCTGAGGAGAACTCTCAGCTACTATTCTATACGGCTGCGGCGATCCGTACGCCGGCGTTGGAATGGGTCTTCAAGGATGTCAAAGAAATCGAGTGCATCATCGTCCAGCCGCCGAAGATCAAGCGTTGGGTGACATCGTTCGATCGCGTGCGGCAGTTCGAGCGCGAGTTAACGTATGCCGTTAAACAGTCGGCCAAACCTGACGCGCCGCTCAAGATCGGCGATCACTGCCGCTGGTGCGCAGCCAAGCCCATCTGCCCGCTGATGACCGGTGCGGTCGATCGCGCGACGCAGACGCAGATCAAGGAGTTGAACGTCACGCAACTTGGCGACATGCTCCAGCGTGCGGACGTGCTTGAAGATTGGATCAGCGACTTGCGTGCGCTTGCGCTGCAAGTGTTAGAGTCGGGCAATTCTGTACCGGGCTACAAGCTCGTCCAGAAACGCGCGACGCGTCAATGGAAGGACGAAGAATCAGCGAAACAGGCGCTCTTGAAGCACCTGTCCATGACTGACGTGATGGAGACGTATTTGATTTCGCCAGCACAGGCGGAGAAGAAGCTGAAGAAGCTGAAGCTCCCCTTGCCGGACGATCAGATTATCTCCGTCTCATCGGGCACCACGTTGGCGCCGGAGAGCGATCCCCGGCCCGCCGTGTTGCAAATCGGGCAGCAGTTAACTGCGGCCCTTTCTAAACTACTGTAAGGAGTAGAGTAATGTCTAATATCACTGCGTTCAGTAAGGCGGGGCTCCCCGCTGTGTCATCCCTGTCCACCGCCCTGCGTAACATCGAAGTGGAGGTCGGCCCTGTCGGGTCGGCGATCCTCAAGATGGACAAGACGGGTCACTGGGTCTTTGGCGCGGATCAAACCGAGGCTGAGGAAAACAGCAAGTGGGCAGTCAATCCTTTCTCGTTCGTTCACGGCTTCATTGCTTGGGGCGACGGCGAGGTGCTCGGCGAGAAGATGGTGTCGGTGTCACAGCCGTTGCCGGAACTCGAACCGGCTCCCCCGCAGAGCAAGAAGGGTTGGGAAACGCAAGTCGGCATGAGCTTGAAGTGCATCACGGGTGAGGACGCGGGCCTTGAGGCTCGCTACAGCACCACGTCGGTGGGCGGCAAGCGTGCCGTGCAGACCTTGGCGGCGGCCATCGCAGCCCAGGTCGAGCGTGACCAGAGTAAGCCTGTGCCGGTTGTGGTTCTGAAGAAGGAGCACTACCAGCACAAGTCCTACGGCCGCATCTACACGCCGGTCTTTGAGATCGTCGAGTGGGTGTCCATGGAAGGTGAGGGTCCGTCGGCACCGGAGGGCGATGAGCCTCCACCGGCTGCTGCGGCTCGTCGGCGACGCGCTGCGTAAGGGAGCGGGGGTCGGCAACGGCCCCCGATTCTTTGATGGCAATACTCTGGATCGACTTTGAAACCCGTAGCCGGTGCGACCTGCCGTCAGCCGGCGCGTACAACTATGCGCAGGACTTGAGCACTGAGGTGCTTTGCATGTCCTATGCGTTCGATGACGGCGAGGTGGCGACGTGGTTGCCCAAGTACCCGTTCCCCGAGCGCGTGGCCAACTTCAAGGGCCAGATACGCGCGCACAACGCTGCGTTTGAGCGGCTTATTTTTTGGTACGTGTGTCAGATCAACTTCGACTTGACACAGTTTTACTGCACGGCCGCACAGGCGCGGGCCAACTGTCTGCCCGGCAGCCTCGAAGATATTGGCCGTGCGCTCTCGTCTAAGATGAAGAAGGACCATCGCGGCTCGCAGTTGATCCGTCAACTCTCCATCCCCCGCGCCGACGGCACGTTCAACAACGATCCTGCGCTCATGGCCGAAATGATTGCCTACTGCGAGCAGGACGTGCGCGCCATGCGCGAGATCAGCAAGGCGATGCGCGACCTATCGGACACTGAGCTTGCCGATTACCACGTCAACGAGCGCATCAACGACGCGGGTGTGCGGGTAGACGTGCCGCTCTGCGAGGCTGCCGTGCGCTACGCCGAGGCCGAACTGCAAGAGATCGAGAAGATCGTTGCCGAGGTGACGAAAGGAGAAATCCTTACCGTCCGCTCGCCGAAGATGCGCGAGTGGGTGCTGGAGCGCGTCGGCCCCGAGGCTAAGAAGCTGATGACCGTCTACAAGGACGGCGAGAAGAAGTACAGCATTGACAAGACCGTGCGGGCCAACCTGCTCGCCATGGACAACGCCGACGAAGTGCCGCCCGACGTGGCCGATGTCGTGCAGTGCGCAGATGACCTATGGGCGTCGTCCGTCGCTAAGTTCAACCGATTGAAGCAACTCGCCGATGTCGAGGACGCCCGCGTGCGCGGTGCGTTTATCTTTGCAGGTGGCAGCGCCACAGGCCGCGCGTCAAGCTACGGCGCGCAGGTCCACAACTTCACCCGCAAGTGCCACAAGGAGCCCGAGGCCGTACGCCAGGCGCTTGTGCGCGGGCATGCGATTGTTCCGCGATACGGAATCCGCGTGACAGACGTGCTCAAGTCCATGCTACGCCCGGCGCTGATCCCGGCCAAAGGTAACGCGTTCGTCGTGGCCGATTGGGCCGCGATCGAAGCCCGTGCGACCGCGTGGCTCTCAGCCGATTCGCTCGCCGAGCCCGTCCTTGAAATATTCCGCACAGGGGGTGACATTTACAAGCGTGAGGCCGCTGGCATCTACGGCGTCGGGCCTACCGAGGTCAACGACGAGCAGCGCCAGATCGGCAAGGTCGCCATCCTCTCGCTTGGTTTTGCCGGTGGCGTCGGTGCGTTCAGCGCCATGGGCCGCGCGTATGGCGTCAACATGAGCGAGGCGAATGCGCAGCGTATCGTTGACCGTTGGCGTCGCGCGAATCCGTGGGCGGTGCGCTACTGGCAAAGATTAGAAGACGCCTACACCCGCGCCATGCGTAATGTCAACACTGAGTTCAAAGCTGGCCGCGTGGCGTACATGTACGACGGTCAGCACTTGTGGTACGCCCTGCCCTCGGGCCGCGTGCTATGTTACCCGTTCGCCCGTCTGGAGTCGGACGGTGTGAGCTATCTCAAAGCCGCTTGGAAACCCGCGCAAGATGCGACCGAATGGCCGCGTGCGCGACTGTGGAAAGGCTTGGCTTGCGAGAACATCACACAGGCTACCGCCAATGATTTGCTGCGGCACAGTCTGCGTGAGTTAGACCGTCAAGGATTACGTATGGTGCTGCACGTTCACGACGAAATCGTTATCGAATGTGTTAACGAGGCCGCCGAGGTCGTTGCAGAACTTTTGAATACGGTAATGTGTACGGCACCTGATTGGGCCGTGGGGTTTCCGCTCAAGGCCGAAGTCAAGGTCATGGAGCGGTATGGCAAGGGCTAAAAAAAGCCCGGCGGGTTAGGCCGGGCTAATAGGGGACTGGAGAAGTCACATGATGAGATTCGCCGATTATCTTAACAGCATCGCCCCCGAGGGGGAAGTTATCCTGTTCGTCCGTCAGAAGCCGCTCATGCGTAACGGCGAGCAGCTTGCCCACAACGACGGCACGCTTAAGTACACCTGGCCGCCGGCCTTGTTCGACCGTTACCAGCGCCGCCCGCAAGGGGCGTGGTACGCCAACACCGGCTGCTTCATCGTCGATCGCATGGCCGATGGCCTCTCGGCCTCGGCGGCCAACTGCGAGCGCGTCGCGTTCATGGTGCTCGACGATGTCGGCACTAAGTCCAAAGTGCCGCCGTTGGAGCCGACGTGGAAGATGGAGACGAGCCCCGGCAACTATCAGTGGGGCTACACGTTCGGCCTTGATGATCAGCCGACCAAGGGCGAGTTCAGCGCGGCGATTAAGGCGATCGCTGAAGCCGGTTACACCGACCCCGGCGCGATCAACCCGGTGCGCAACTTCCGCATCGAGGGCAGCATCAACCTAAAGGAAGGGCGCCACAACTTCGCCTCCATCTTGGCTGAGTTCCACCCCGAGCGCGAGTACACACTGGCCCATATTTGTCAAGCCTTGGGCGTTACGCCCGGCCCTGTTGATACGGCGTATATACGCGGCGTATACCTTGAGGACGATGGCCTCGACACGGTGCTAGAGTGGGTCCGCGAGCGCGGGCTGCTGCTCGATAAGGCCAACGGCGAGGGCTGGTACGGCGTTGTCTGCCCTAACCACGCGGCGCACACGACGGGCGACCCCGGCGGGCGGTACAATCCCGTATCCCGTAGCTACACCTGCTTCCACGGCCACTGCGGCGAGTGGGACAGCGAGAAGTTCTTGCGGTGGGTCGAGGCCGAGGGCGGCCCCAAGACGGGCTACGGTCTGCGTGATGACCTGCTCGCTAAGAAGATGGAGGCCGCGTTGAGTAAAATTACGCCCACTGCTGAGTATCCCGATGAGGCCGCCAAGGTGATCGAGGAGGTTGAGCGCCGCGAGCTCGGGCGCGTCGAGCGGTCGGAATGGTACGAGCGTTTCGCCTACATTCAAGACGATGACAGTTATTTTGACATGCTCGACCGGCGCGAGATCAGCCGGCAGACGTTTAACGCGCTGTTCCGTCACGTCCCGTGCCGCAGCACGCGCACCAACCGCTCGATCGAAGCCTCCATCTGCTTTGACGAAAACCGTCAGGCGATGGGCGCGCACTCGCTCGTCGGCGTTACGTTCGCCGCCGGCGAGTCGATCCTTGTCTCACGTAACGGCCTCGTCTACGGCAACCGCTGGCGCGACGCGCGGCCGACCGCCGCCGAGGGTGATGTATCCCTTTGGATACAGCACGCCGAGCGCATGATCCCAGACCCCATCGAGCGCGAGCATGTGCTTAACGTGATGGCCTACAAGCGCCAGCACCCCGAGAAGAAAATCAACCATGCTGTCCTGCACGCTGGCCGCCCTGGCAGTGGTAAGGACACGCTCTGGGCGCCGTTCCTGTGGTCGATCGGCGGCAATACGCACGTCAACGTCGCCATCGTCAAGAACGAGGAATTAAATTCGCAGTGGGGCTATGCGCTAGAGTCTGAAGTTATCGTTATCAACGAGCTCAGACAGGCCGAGGCGCGTGATCGCCGGGCGCTTGAGAATAGTCTAAAGCCCGTGATCGCCGCGCCGCCTGAACTACTGTCGGTCAACCGTAAGGGCATGCACCCGTACGATGCGCTCAACCGAGTGTTCGTACTGTCGTTCTCAAACGAACGCGCAGCGATCAGCCTACCGCGCGACGATCGCCGCTGGTTCGTCGTGTGGTCGGAGGCCGAGCGCATGGCGCCCGAGGACGCCGAGCACATCTGGGCCTGGTACAAGTCCGGCGGGTTTGAAGCCGTCGCCGCGTGGCTCGATGCCCGCGACGTGTCGGCCTTCAACCCTGGCGCCGCGCCGCCGATGACCGAGGCTAAGATGATTATGATCGAGTCGGCCATGAGCACGGCCGAGTCGTTCTTGGTCGAGATGATCCGCACGCGGCAGGGTGATTTTGCCAAGGGCGTGATCGCCTCGCCGTTCTATGCCATCTGCGACCGGCTGCAAGGTCTCGCGCCCACGGGCGTTAAGGTCGTACCGCCGGCGCTTATGCACGCGCTACGCGAGGCCGAGTGGGTCGATTGTGGCCGCTTACACTCGCGCGAGTGGCCGACACGTAAGCATGTGTTCTGCCATCCGCAGTTTGCGAGCCTCACCAAGTCGGAGCTCCGGCACATGGCCGAAGACAAGGCGCCCGCGCTCTCAGTCGTCAAGTAGCCAGTCAACGAGGATGGCGGCGCCGATGGTCAAGAGTAAGTACGTCACGCTTCTTAGCCTTTAGTTGATTGTATCGAGCGGTCACATGCTGCAAGGCGGTCGGCGCCTTGTAGCGCCGCCCCTTGCCTTGGCGCACGTCCTTGCGCGCCACGTCGATCCAGCGCCACATGCGCCGAACCCACCACTCAGTGAGTGTTGTCCGCGCCACGGTCTACC